GCGGCGACCCGGGCGGCGCGCATGGCGGCCGAGCCGCGCGAGGCCGCAGCGCGCGAGGCAGCCGCTCGGCTGAGCGCGGCGCGGGCAGGCGCCATCCGGTTTTCTCTCGCCTGACTGACAGTGTGGTCAAAGCCGATCGTGCCGCGCATCGCCGAGACGGCGATGTCGCGTATCGTGCCGCCCTCCTTATAGGAGCGGTAGGCGCCGAGGCCTGCACCCGCTGCCATGGCGACGTTGCCGATAAGTGGCAGCGCCCTGAGCGCGACGCGGCCGGCAGTCATCGCCGGCGCGGCGGCCGCGCTCGCGGCGGNNGTCAGCAGCTTGGCGCGGGCCGCGTGGATCACGGCCAGGTTGGCCGCGTTGGGAACCACCTTCGACGTGGCGTTGTCGATCATCCGCTTGCCGATCAGCGTCGTTGCGGCAAAGGTGCTTCCAGTGCCGACCGCGCTGAGCACCTCCCTGGTCGTCTCATCCTTGACGGCCGGCGCCACGACGAAGCGGCTCAACGCCCCTTCGGCTATAAGCAGGCCAGCATAAGCCATGGCCTTCGGCCCGGCGGTGCGGCCGAGCTTGAGCTTGTCGGCGGCGGCGACGGTACCGGCGAGCGCCGCATTGACCGTCATGTTCTTGGGCACGGCGCCGCGCATGACCTTCGTAGCGGCGGCCGCGAGCCCGGCCAGCTCCTTGTTGTTGGCCCTGATGTGAGCGGCGGTGCTCTTGGTGATCGACTTGGCCAATCTGGCGCCGAGGGCCATGCCCGCGAGCGGCATTCCGACGTTGATGCCGGCTGAGACCACGGCATCGCGCACGGAGTTGTCGCTCTTTCGCTTGGCGGCTTCAGCAGAAAGCTTCGCCTCGGTCGCGCGCGTCTGCGCCTCGGCGGCCCGCGCGGCGGCCTCGGCCGCCTTGGCGTTGGATTCGGCTATCGCCTGATCGCGGCGCGTGGCCATTTGCGGTCCTTCCGTGCGTTCGGTCGTCAGAACATGCTGGCGAGACCGGCGTAGCTCACCGGCTTGGCGGTGCCGGCCAGCGCCGCCAGCCGCTCCTCGTAGTTGATCGACAGCGCTTGGCGCACGGCGATCGCGCCGACGAAGGTGTCGAGCGCCTCGTTGCGCTTGCCAGCGGGCAGGTGCCACTTCGGAAACGGGCGGCCCGCCTTGTACTCGACCTTGATCACCTCGGAGATCAGCTGGCGGAAGTAGTCGAGCTCGTAGTGCCGAGGGAAGTGCACGCGGGCGCGCGGGCTGCGCGGCGGCGCCGCAGCGAGCTCCTGGTAGAGCCGCGTCTTGCCCTCGTCGACGCCTGAGATGTAGAGCCTGGCGCCAAGCTTGAACTTGGCCTCGGATTCCCGCCACAGCGGCCGGCCGAAGCCGTCGACGCCCTTGACGGCATAGAACGGGCGGAACGCCGCACGGCGCTCGGTGACGAACGCCATCGCGAGCTGCTGCATGTAGCCGGCGTCGACGCCGATAGCTTCGAGCCGCAGCGGCTCGGCCGACAACGGATGCGCGAAGGTACGGCCGAGCGCAGCCTCGTCGAGCGCGCTCCAGGCCTGCGGATTGGTGGTGTCGCCGGGGAGCACGACATAGTCGAGCGACCACTTCTCGTCGGCGATGCCCCAGCCGACGTACTGCACCTCGAAGCGGTCAGCCTGCACGTCGACGAAGGCGGTGACGGCGAGCACCTCGGGCGGCAGCTTGTAGCCACCGTCGACTCGGCCGTAGTCCTCGCGTCGCTCCATCAGCATCTCGGCCGTGGTCGCTGTGGTTTTCGACGGATCGTAGCTGAGGCCCAGCTTCAGGTTGACGAAGGTCTGCTCCTTCTCGGGCTTGCCTTCCGCATCCTCCCACTCGGCGGCGAGCTGAGCCAGCGTCACCCAGGGCGTGTAGGCGCTCCACCAATGGAAGCCGGCGATACCCTTGAAGCCTGCGTGCGCGCGCCACTGGCCGTGGCGAACCGCGCGCATCAGGTCGCGCTGGTCCCAGGTCGAGCCGCAGTGCCGACAGATATAGTGGGCGGTGTCGGGCTTGCCCTTCGTCCACACGACGCGGGGCTGCTTGGCACCGTCCTCGACCGTCTCCCATTCGAGCGGCTGATACTCGCCGCAGTCCTTGCACGGCACGTAGTGGTGGCGCTGGTCGGAGCGCTGGAACCAGTCGTCGATGGCCGACAGCTTGGTCAGCGTCGGCGTCGAGGCGAGCAGCGCGCGGCGGTTCCAGAAGTTCTGTGCGCGCTGCAGGCCCTGGCGGATCGGATCGCCGTCGTGGCCGATGTTCGCCTTGTACTTGTCGATCTCGTCGAAGATGACGATGCGGCGCGGGCGCGAGGCGAGGCTCGCGGGCGAGTTGGCGCCGGCGAAGACGATGTCGCCGCCGGGGTAGCTCTTCTCGCGGATCGTCGTCGAGGCGTCGCGGCTCTTGTGGCTACCCAGCTTGGCGGCGAGCGCCGGCGTCGCGTCGATCGTCGGGTCGATGCGCTTCGTCGAGAAGCTGTCGGCGAGTTCCAGCGTCGGCAGCACAAACATCTGCGGCGCTGGATCCTGGTCGACGAAGAACGCCGCGACGTTGATCAGAACCTCGGTCTTGGCCGCCTGGCTCGAACACTTCAGCACGACGGTGTGAACGGCGGCGTCATTGACGGCGTCCATCACCTGGCGCAGCAGCGGCAGGCGGTCGGTGCGCCAACGGCCAGGTTCTGGCCCGGTGCCGCGGGCAATGAAACGGTTGCCGTCCGCCCACTGCGAGACGGTAAGGCGCGGCGGCAGCTGGAAGCCGAGGCGCGCGCCCTCGCCAACCGGGCAGCTTGCGCCGGCGGCCGTGTGATCTAGGCGGACGGCCATGGCGTCGCTAGATCTCGGACATCGCCGCCTCGAGGTCGCGGATGATGCTCTCGACCTCGTCGGTGACGGTCTTCATGTGCTCGGCCTGGACGTAGGTGGCGAGCCGCGGCGGCAGGCCCAGCAGCCGGTCGCGGGCGATGCGGGCGACGTTGAAAGTCTTGGCCCGCACCTCGTCGCGCGAGACGAGGTTGCCGAGCTGCTTCTCGGATTCGATGCGCGCCCGCTCGGCGTTGTAGTGCTCCTTGCGCGCCTTGGCGCGGTTGAAGTCGAAAAGGTCGGCGGGCGCATCATCCTCCTGGACTGTTGCACCGGGGACGATGATGCGGCTCTGGCCGGCGGTCTCTGGCCGCTCGCTGCGGATGACACGCAGTTGCTGGCGCACACGGGCCGCGGCGCGCTTGGCCTTGTCCGTGTTGCGCTCGTACTCGGAGAGCGCCTGATCGATGTCGATGCCGTCGGAGGCCTCGCTGATCTGGCCGGCGCGGATCAGCTGGCCGAGGCGCTGCGTGCTGATGCCGAGGCGGGCGGCGACGGTCTTGCGATCTGTTCTCGGCATAGCCATGCGGTTTTTGCAACGGGCAGGAAAGTGAAGCGCTGCCTTTCAAATTCGGCCCATGACATCTGCGTTGATTTCTGCCGCGTTTTCAACGCACTGGATGGAGTCGGAAAGTGAGAAAGACAAGCGAAACCTAGCGACTTTTCGCGACGCAGCGCGCCCGCGAGAGTTTTTTCGGCCGGAAGGTACCTTGGCGTATGGGCGGCTGGCGGCGGTGGCGCTGGCTCACGGTGGCGTGATGGATCAGAGGCCGTACTTGGCCTTGACGCGCTTCAACTCTGCGTCGGCGCGGCGCGTACACTCCCCCATGAACCAGCGCGCCTCGCCGGCCAGGATCGCGGTGCACTCGGCCTCGTGGCGCCGCATCTCCTTGACGGCGTGTGGCCCCCACAACGGCTTGATTGGCATGCGCGCCTTCGACGTGCGATGGAAGAGAATGCCGCCGCCGTGGGACGACCCACCGCCGAAGATCATGAACGAACCCTTGGCGGTCTGACTACGGCTCCAGGCGCTATGCCGGCCGCCCGCCCATTTGCGATTCCAACGAGCGCCGAAGTCGGCAGCAGTAATGCGGAAGTGGCGACCGCCGACCGTGACACCTGCGCTCATCTTGCCAGGTGTGGCGATGACCGGCTTGATGCGCTTGGTGATCTCGCCCTGGCGGCGGATGCCGGTCCACTGCTGAATCGCGCGCTTGAGCTTGGTGCCGGCGCGCTGGCCGGCGCGGTTGAGCGACTGGGCGAGCACGGTCTCGCGGCGCTTGTAGCCCATGCCTGCATCGGCGAGCGCCTGGCGCAGCTTGTCGATCTCGCGCGCGTCGATGCTGACGCCGAAGCCGCCGCGCATGTGATCGGCGCGCGAGGCGACGGCGAGGTCGCGATGCGCCGCCGACTTGTAGAAGCGGGCGGCCATCGCCTAGCGCCGCGATCCCAGGCGGGCGGCCGCAGCGCGGCGCAGCTTGGCGGCGGCGGCGGCGGCATCCTCCACGGCGCTGTCGCGCACGAAGCGGGCGGCGTCGGCCGCGGTCTTGCGATCGCCATGCGCGACCGCGACGGCCGCCTTGATGATCGCCTCGCGGCGCTCGCTGCAGCGGCAACTCATCGTCGGCTCGGCCCCTAAAAACCGAAGCGCCCGGATGGTTGGTGGCCACCGGGCGCTCGTCTCGCGATTCTGTTCTACTTCGTATGTGAATCACGCCTTAGCGTCAACACGCTTTCGACATTTTTTCGCGGGCGACGCCGACTGAGTCTGAAACGCCACAGACGCGAGCGCACGTTGCAGCGGCACGTCGCGCGGTGGCGACGAGCGCGGCCTCGTCTGGCCCGGACTGATCGTCGAGCCGGTTTGAGCCCAGCGTCGCCGCGAACGCGGCGCCGGCCAGCACGGCGCGCGAGTGAGCATCGAGCGCATCGATGAACGCGACGAGCTCGGCCTCGCTCAGGCGGAAGCGGCGAGCGGCCGAGGCGATCGCGCGGGCGTCGTAGTTGAACGATCCGCCGTCGAGCCGGCGGCGCACGGTCTCGGGAAACCGGTCGAACGCGGACATCGAATTGTGGCGCCCGGCGGCTCCGCTTCGCGGGGCTCGGCCGCCGAGCGCGGATCTCATTGCAGGAACGGATGCAGGCCGAGCAGCATCGTCGTCGCGTGGCTGATGAGGGCGGCCCAGCCCAGCACCACGAAGAGGGCGCGCCAGAAGCGGCGGCGGCGCGGCTCGTTCGGCAGCGGCTGCAGGTCGATGACCTCTGGCTCGCGCACAGC